TCCTGAAAGTGGTAAGAAAACCAAATTCAGGTTTTACCCCTATCGAGTTTTTATATCCAAACCGTCTTCTCTGGATCGGCTAAAAATAGCCTTGACAAAACTGCCAGGATTTGAGTACCTATCCAAGGATCGATAAGATCAACCCGTCACACAAACCTGGTGGAGGCACTCGTGGGCAAGAAGATCAAAGGATTCAACGACAAGGAACAGCGTATTTTTGTTCGCATGAAGAATGGTGAACCTCACGATTTTGCCGAGCTAAAAACGCTCTTCTGGGAGGAAGCCAAGGCTCACTGTCGCAAGACCTACCAGCCTGGCTGGGGAGAAGACGAAGTGGACGTTCAGGCCCAGAGCTTTGCTCGTAATTCGATCAGGAGACTGATCCGTGATGGGTGGGTGATTCAGTCAGCCAGAGGTACTTACAGACTTTCCAAAACAGGAAAGATCAGAATCAGTAAAGGAGTTGCTGTTACCCCTTCAGCAAACAAAATGTCTAAAAAAACTGATCCTGATAAAGTAAAAGCTCTCAAAAACAAAGTAAACAAAGCTGAAATAATCTCCAAGGCACAAAAAACTGCTGATAAAGCTGATAGGGAGAATGGCCACAAAACCAAAATTAAGCAGACAATTGCTAGAGCTGCTAAAGAATCTTCTGAAGACAATTTGAACATCAAAGTTAAAAAACCAGCTGCTAAGGAACCCCAAAAAAACAATATGTCGATAGAAGACAGACTAGCAGCTATGATGCGATCCTGACATAAGGTCTAAAATGGCTACATTCATGGCGGATTATCTCTGCGAAAGTTGCGGAGAAGTTAGTGAAGTTTTGACTCATAATGAGGACTACATTGTTGGTTGCCCACATTGTGGTTCAATCAAGATGGTGCAAGTTTTAGGAGGGTACTCTACTAAACTTCACGACAAAGAAATCCTCAAAGAAACGTTGAAAAAGCGCAGTGCAGATCATAGTCTGCGCGAAGTCAAAAAACAAGCAGGCTGGAAGACTGGAGCCCTACCTAAGGACTTTGGACGCGCAAGACAAAAATAGCAGTAATGATTACTGAGGAGACAATAATGAAAAACGAATGGGCAATGATCGAACCCGAACAATTTGACCCAGCCACCAGAGCCTACCCCTTTCCTGATGGAGAGGTTGCTCCTGGGATCACCATAGACAGCCACCAATCGGTGGTCTTCGTCGGGCAGATGGGTCCGGTCAACGAGGTTGGTGTCAATGGCTGTCAGATCGACGACATGATCAAGTTCGCTCGCCGCACAATCGAGGTGTTCAATCGCAAGTTCCCGTGCCGCGAGAACAGCATCGTCATCACCAAACTTCAAGAAGCCGAGATGTGGCTTGAAGAACGCAAGACTCAGCGTTCACAACGTGGAGTTGAAGGCTACAACAAACCATAGCTAGGAGCTAACAGTGCTAACTCAATCCTCGTCGAGGGTTGTACCTGTACGGGACACAGCACAGCAAATCAAAGTATTCTCAGGAGTAGCCGGAGGACGTTACTACCTGATAGATACTAGACCCAAATGGAAAGAGGTATTCGAAGAATTAAGAATCAAAAAGTACCTTGCTTGTGATACCGAAACCAGCGGTCTTAGTCATATTACGTCAAAAATAATTGGTCTTTCTTTCAGTTTTGGTGCTGAAAATTGCTACTATATTCCTATAAGACACAAGAAGCTAATATTAGATCCTGCGACTGAAAATCCTAAAAAACCAAAATGGCTTGAGGTAGATTCGGATGAGAAACAATTATCAATGGAGATGTTGTTTGATGACCTAAAAGAGATATACGAAGATCCAGATAAAATCTACTTATTCCACAATTTCAAATATGATGGTCATTTTTTGAGAGATGAAGGATTCAATATTACAGGTATCGTGCATGATACTATGTTGATGCACAATCTCATTGATGAGAACGCCAGTTCCAAACTGAAAGACCTAGCTGTGGCATTTGTAGATTTAGCTGCAGCAAAATGGGAATTTGCTCTTGATGACTTCCGTACAAAATTTGCTCGTGCACATAAAATGCAGAAGAAAAATGTGCATTATGGGCTTGTCCCTCTGGAGTTAATGACTCCCTACGCAGCTTCTGATGCTCATTACACTTGGGCCATGTTCAAGAAATTTCAGCCAAAAATTATCTCTGATAAATCTCTTAGAGAATTGTATGTTCAGATTGAAAGTCGATTGCTCCATGTTCTGCTAGATATGGAGCACAAAGGCGTAGTTATTGATAGAAAGTATCTTAAAAAAATATCTCCTGAAATGGCTACCAATCTTGAAGAGCTTAAAAAGGTTGTGTGGAAAAGCTTAGGAGAAGAGATCAACATCGAGAGCAACGCTCAGGTTATCCCACTGCTGCAGGCCAAGGGGGTGAAGTTCTACAAGAAGACCAAGGGGGGCAAGTCTAGCCTGGATAAGGAAGTCCTGGAGAGCCTGGCCTCCAAGCACCAAGTGGCAGCAGACCTCCAGACCTTCAGAGAGACCAGGAAGCTTAAGACTACCTACGTAGATAACCTTATTGCGATGTCTGCTACCGATCAGAAGATACATTGCGAATACAATCAAAATGTTCGTACAGGAAGAATGTCGAGTCACAAACCAAACTTAACCAATATTCCTCGAGTTGACACAACCATAAGATCTGCATTTGTCCCACCCATTCACGTTACTTGTGTTGGCCACCACATTGGTAAGCCATCATGTGGTTATGAAGAAGATTTAGTTGTAGCCCCAAAAAAATGTCCGAGATGTGGAGGCATTGTTGTTGTAGATAAAGATATATTCTTGCTATTGATCGACTATTCACAAATCGAAGTAAGATTATGTGCACATTTTAGTGAGGATCCTATTCTATTAGATGTATACAACAACACAGGTGAGGATGTTCATTTACGTACTTGTTGCGAGATGTTTGGCTACAAGTACAAAGAAGCTGAAAAAATACTGGAAGATAAATCTCACTCCATGTATGGAGAGATTAAGAAGTATCGTCAGATTGCCAAAATGATTAACTTCTTAATCATATACGGAGGAGGGGCTAAGAATCTGGCAGTTAAAATTAGTACACCGCAGGAAGTCTTTACCGAAGAGCAGTGCAAGGTATTTATCAAACAATATTTTGATAGATACCGTGGAGTATCTAGATGGATTGCCAGAACAAAAATACAAGCTCAACGAGATATGTTTGTGCAGAACTGGTTTGGGCGTTATAGAAGATTACCTGAACTTAAGGATGCTGCCAAAAGGAAATTTCTAACTAGTGAAAAGTGGAAGATTGAAAGAGCATTACGTCAAGGCGTTAACCATCTTATTCAAAGCAGCGCAGCAGATTTATTTAAAATAGCATTAATTAGAGTATATGACATATTGAAAAATTCTAAATCTAGATTGGTAATGCCAATTCATGATGAATTGATTTTCTATTTTCACAAAGCAGATATGGAACTTCTTCCTAAAATCAAAAAAGATATGGAAGATTTCAATTTTAAAGTTCCCATAATTGCTGATATATCGTACACGACCACTTCATGGACCGACAAAAAGGAATTGAAGTTATCCTAACAATATCAAGTAATTAGCTTTTTACACGAAATAAATAGTATGTTTTTACAGGCTCAGGTGTATGAGTAAACGAGGGCTCATCATGTCATCTCGTACAGGCAAAAATTTCAGTCATGCTAACCCAAATTTGGAGCTTGAACCAGGTGTAGTTTTAACCAGCGAAATTCAAGATGATTTGTACATAAACAATGCAGATCTTCAAGAAGAGTTTCTAAGACAGCCAGAACTATACGCCTGGTGGGCTTCTACTTGCGAGTTAGCTAAGGATTTGGTAGCTAAACAAAAGTTCTTTCTTGAACGATTGGCTGCCAATATTGACCATCAAGCTAGGATGGAGGCTGAACAAGCGTCACAAGCTTTAGGTAAGCCAGTCAAGCTTACCGAAAAGATGGTTGAAAATACTGTTATCGGTAATTCTGAATATCAGAAAGCTATGTACCATTACCTAGAATTAAAGAAACAACTTGGTATGCTACAGGCTGGGAAAGATGCAATTGAGCAAAAGAAAGACATGCTAATTAGTTTAGGTGCCAATTACAGAGCCGAAGCTAGCAGCAATCCTAGCATTCTAATGGATGCAGCTAAAGAGCGTGCTAGAAAGGCTATGGCTGCTAAAAATACAGAACAAAAATACGAATCTGTGGTTGATCCAACTGATAATATTCCTAAGAAAATGCCTGTGGGTAAAAAGAAACTTGCATAGAAGATCAATCGGATACCCTCACAAAGGACTGACAGGAGACAAAGATGGCATTCAAGACTGACATGCAGAAGGCAAAGAAGAAGTGGGAAGAGGAGCGCACCAGGGCTGCGGCTGCAGCTCGTATTGGTCGCCCCGTAACCTGGTGGAAGCCAGCAGTCGGCACCAACCGTATCCGAATCCTCCCCCCTTACACAGACCAAGGGCCAAATGCGCTGCAGTGGTGGCGAGAGTTGTGGGTTCATTATGGAGTGATGGCAGCTGAAAATCCTGATGAGCAAAACAAGTTCACAGTTGCTTGTGCTACAAAAACTCCAGATGCTTTGCATTTTGTGCAGCATGAAAGTGGTGAACCCATTCCGTGCAAGCTCTGCCAGCACATTCAGGAACTTCGCACCAGTGGGGATCCTGCTAATATCGAGATGGCAAAGCAAATGCGAGCAAAGATGCGTATCTTTGCCAACATTCTGGACCTTAACGATCCAGTGTGGACAAAGAAAAATGTAGAAGAGCTGAAAGCCGATGGCTGTCCAGATAAGAATTTACCAAAGGCGGGCAAGCCAAAGATTCAGGTATTTGGCTTTGGCACTA